AAGCACCCTCTGCTTCATCAGGCAGTCCTTGATCTCCGCCAATAGCGATCAGATAGTAAAACCCGTCTTTTGTCAGAAAGTTTAAATTAGGGACTACATCTTGAACCGCAATTGGACTCGAAGGGATTTGTCCATAAAGTATATCCGTTATGGTAGTAGTGGTAACTCTTGCGGTATTCCCTATTGTTGAATTAACCTGCTCTATCCTTGCCAGCACGCTGTTGAGTGTAGACATTACAAGGTCGCCCATGCGTGGCGGTCTATCGGTGAAGGCAATAGGTATGTTGTAATCACTTCCTGCGGAAGGCAGTCTGCTACTGGTGTGATATAACTCTGTGCTTGACTTGATAATTGTTTCGTTTGCAACCGCGCGGACTGCCGCCATTGTTGCAATTTGCGTGTCGTTGACAGATGATGCGGGTGTCGGTGCTCTTGGCGTGCCTGTGAAGGTAGGGCTTGCAGTGTTTGCTTTATTATCAAACAGCTCATTGATTGCGCCGATAACTGTTTTCGCGGTTGTCTTTAATGCAGATAACAATCCGCCGAACCATGCGAACACGCCGCCTGATTTGACAAGGTTATCGCTGTTCTGTGCCGGCTCGCTGTCAGGGTTTAACAGCTTTTGTACAAGCGCTGCGGTTATCTGGCTGTTAAGCGCCGCCAATTGCGCTGCCGTAAACGGGGTGTCATTAATCTTGTAAGTCGGAGACCACAGCTGCCCGTTGAAAGCCGCTCTCCACACGGAATTATCGGCATTCAAATATATGGCGTAATCATTTTGAGACGGCGCATAAGACGCTCCGCCGTGATACCACGGACCCGATCTTAGAGCGCCAAGGTTTGCGAATTGCGCGTCTCCTGCGGCGTTGGGAGTTACGTAATTAGCCGCCATGTTTGAGATTGACGAATTAGTAAAATTCTTATCCGCTAATTGGTTTGTTTCGCTTGCCTGATTGGGAATCTTTTTGTTGATATTCTCAATAGCCTGATTTGATTGGTTGTCCGCCGCCTGCCTCGCCGCTGCTTCTGTTGCGATTGCTTCGTGCGCGTCATAAATGCCCTGCTCGATTTTGTTCATGTTCTGAGGCGTAATAGGAGTTCCGGGTTCTGTTATTTCTTCAGGTGTATTTAATAAGTTAACTGTTTCATCTGTTATTTGAGATTTTGTAAATCTATTAAGATTTTTTCCCTGCCGTGATTTCCATACTGTTTTTTCGTATGCCATTATTAACCTCTCCCTCTGGTTCTGTTTGCGCCAGTTATATCTTTACGCACTTCTACCAAAATAATTATATGTATTCTCTTTGAATTAGGATAAGTAATTTTGTTTTAATTTAGAGATATGTGCAATTCGGGAATGTTTACTTAGTTGGTTTGTGAGGTTATACGTTTTGTTTTTGAGAGTTATGTTTAGCTATCCTTTTTAGTCTTCTTTCTGAATTTGCTCTTACTTTAGCGAGATATTCTTCATTTGCTTTAAAATAGTCTTCTTCGGTCATTGAAAGCGGATCTGGTTCGTCATCGTGAATGATATATAATACTTCATCATCGTTTTCTTCCACGCGGAGCCTCCTCTTTATACGACCAGCCGAAATGTTCGGCAATAAGCCTGTTTCTCTCACTGTAATAATTGCCGTAAAATATGCTATTTGGCATATGACTATTGCCTACGTTTGTTCTAGCTGTATTATATATAAAGTCCTTAAAATCTTCAAGCTCTCTTAGTGTCGGTCTTTGTCCTGTACCAATATTCATTGTAAAAACCCTGCCATTATGACCAATTACCCTCATATCTCTTATAGATTTATAACTGGACATTATATCTAAATCTTCAATGGAAAAACTGCTAGATTTAGGGTGGTTATGAAGTATAGTGAGTGTATTATCATCAGCTTTTAAAAGTTTGTTTTCGATTGCTCTTGTTATTGTAACTGCATCTTTACCGCCTTGCCATGAGCCTAAACTTTCGCCGTCATAATTCATAATAGATAATCTTTCATTGCCTGTTTCTTTTCCTAATACACGAAGTCTATTTAATTCCTGATACATAGCAAGATTGTTTACTTGAGCCTCATTTATTATATTTGCGTTATTAGTAGTATCGCTCCAACCTTTATTTATTGGTAATTCAATACCTTCCTTCTCTGCCAACTCTTGCAAGTTTAGTTTCTGTCCATCCGCTACAAATGAAGTTATCGTCATACCCTGTTTGTAAAGTTCAAATCGTGTCGCGCCTAGAATATCTCGCTGTACATCCTCTGGTTGTTTTGCAAGCCAATCTTCATAAGTGGTATTAGCTGAAACTGGACCGTCAACTGAGGCGCGTTCATCGTCATCATCAAAGCCTTCCATGCCTTTTATTTCGGGAAGCCATTGACAGCGGCAGCGGTTGTGTTGGGGAGTAGCCGGTTCTTCTTTCTCGAAAACCTTATGATCTAGGACTGAACATTCAAGACAGGTACGGCTATCCAAAGTTCCAATGTAACGAAAACCGCTAAACAAACTTGAATTGCGCCTATATGTTTCACTCCTTGCCTCGCTCGATAAATGCGCAACCATTGTTATGGTGTTTGTTTCAAGCGACTTTCTTAACGCTTGCATTTGACCGACTTCTAAATTCTGCATTGAGCCTAACACAGCGCGATTTATCTGCTGCGCCGTTTGCCCTATTAAATAACCGCTGCGGACTGCGTTATCCCAAACCTTGAAAGTGTTTTGACCGAACCCGTCAAGATAACTCTGGTAAGTTTCTTTACTACTCGATCCGCCGTATGTACCAAAACTCGCCGCCGACCAAATCCTAGCAGGCGCGGGAAGTTCAAAGTCAGCCGTCACTCCCACCCGCCTCATTGCGCTCTTAACAAACAGCGTTTCTTCCTCAGCCAAGTTTGTAAAGTCAAGTTTTAATTGACCGTTCAATTCCTCTGTAAGATCATCTGTTATCCTTTTTATTTCTCTCTCGATTCTGTGATACTTCTCTTTTGTTTCAACTGATTTAGCCCTGCTGATTATGTCTTTAATTTGAATGTTTGATTGATCGAGAATGTTTAATAATTTTCTTGCTTGATGATTGGAATAACGGGTCAGGTTTATTCCGTGTCTTAAATAAATATCTTTTAACTGAGAAGCTCTAGGCTTTACTACTTTGTCATAAACCTGTTTAGCCATTATACAGCCTCAATAAATTGATAGTAACTATTCTTTTTCAATCTTAATTAAATTATTTCTGAAAAGAAAATCAGTCAACGCAGCCGCTAGATTATTAAGTTCATTATGAGTGTGTTTGCCTTTATCGCCCTCTATATCTAACATATCCAAACTAGATATATCACCAATAGCGTGCAATACTTCATGGATAATAACTTTCCATATAAATTCTATATTACAATTATCATCATAAATTCTTATACTCTGTGTAGTTAAATCAATCTGTCCATATAATGTTTCTCTTTTATGCAGATCAACATCAGCTAAATTATCGCAATATGTAAGATTAAATGGAATGCCGCAAATATTTAATTCTTTTGGTTTATTCATTATTTCTCCTCCCTATATGCTTTTCTAGGCTCTATTACTCTTACTTTACCCTTACCGCCAAAATCGCAATATTCACAATATTTTTTACCTTTATTTGGATCGCTGTTCCTGTTGTAATAAATATCGCCTGCGAGAATTTCTCTTTTACAGTTTACACATTTCATATCAACCTCCGTTCTTAATCCCCGCTAACACCATGACTTAAAACATTGTCATCTGACGTGAGCATCTCTACAAATTGCTCATAGTCCATGTTTTTTACTATCATGCTGTCGTTATCATCACCATACTCTTTAAGGAATTCAAACCATGATTTTCTAGGCAGTTCGTTTGACTGCCTTGCCGTGTGCATGATAGACAGTATTTGAGCTGATATAGCGTTTCGATTAAACCTTGTCGGAAGCTCGCTAGACCATTTGTCAGCTTCTTCTTCGGGTATGCCGTTCCATTTTAACATTAACCTGACTGCGGGAGTTATTTTATTGTTTGTGCTTCTAACAAACGCGCCTAATACGCTTAATTCAGCAGATTGTTGTATTAGTGTTGTTTCTGTAGATTCCACTCCTCTTTTTTCCGTACCTAATGTTTTAACGCCTAGCATTTTCATTTTACTCATACTGTCATTTATAGCGTTAGCACATTCGCTCAATCCCGCGCCTGTGAATTCAAGAAATTTAACATGAACGCCAGTAGTATTGCCGTCTTTGTCTTCCGAATGGAAGAATAGAAAATTAGAACCGCCTGTTTTTACTTCTATTTCTTTTTCAACTATTTTCGACCTTACTCTTGTTTTTTTTCTTGTTTTTTGTTCTCCATTTTCATCGGTATATTTTTCTTCATACTCTTCATCCCATTTTAATTCTTCCTCTTTGTATGGTTTTTTCATGTTTTCAACTATAGGGGTTGGAACGCTGGTAAAATATAATCCGTTTCTATATTCAGCGTTTAATTGATAGTGGTTTATATTCTCGTTTGCAAGATCGAGTAACATTGATTTTTCAGGATTTTCTCCGGGTCGGGTATAGAATGGAATGAAGTTTAATCTTTCTCCGTTCATTCTGGGTTCTATTGTTTCGATTGGAATAAAACCGTTTTGACTAGCCTCTCCTTCCTCCGCTTTTCTAAACACTTCCTGTATATAATAACCTTGCTCATCTAATGAAAGTACACGATACGCCTCTGTTGTAATGGTGTCAAATCTGTCTTTTGGGTTTTTTTGTTTAATATCTTCCCTGAGTATAACTAAAGATGTTTTTCTACTGCCGTTAATAACGGTTTGTTCTAAGTTATAAATAGATTCTGCTGCGTACCATTTTAAATAAGCCCTGCCCTGACCATCAGCCAGAGATGTTCCGGGTTCTATCTGAACATAATCAACAAGATCGCCGCCGTAACCAGTTTTCATTGAATCCCATGTAGTAGCGGACATATATTCTTTTAATGAGGTTCCGGCTCTGTCTATATTTTTTAACCATTCTTTAGCGGCATCTGATATTTGATCTTCGCCCGATTGATTTGTGTCTTTAGCAAAAATATGCCCATGCAGAATTTCCGCTGTTCTTGAAGTTCCGCCAAAAAAAGTCGCTCTTTTTAAAAAGTTTTTGTAGTCAATTTCAGACATACCTGAACTTTTTGCGAGATACGTTTCTCTCGCGGCTTTAATCCTAAACTGACCGTCAACTGCGTCTCTGACAGTTTGCCAATTAAGATAATTGTCTTTGTATTCGTTTGATTGATTGTTTACAGGCATGGAGAAATTATGCGCCTGAATTAAAGGTGGGACAATTCGGAAATATTTACTAAGTTTATGCTAACGGTATGGGTAAATTTTCTATATTTACGAGTTAGGAGTTAGATCGTTCTTTTATTACATCAGATAAAATTTGATTCATTAATTCGCATACTTTTAATTTATATTCACACCATGTACGATCATTTGCCTCAAAATCTGGGTGGTTATTAATGGTATCTTTCATAGCAATAACAGTTGGTGTTTCTTTGCTTTTTTCTAGTTTTTGCAACATCTGTTTGTCTTGCTCTATTGTTAATTTCTTAACGCTTAGTGTTAATTGTTTTTCACCAAACATGAGTTCGTTTAAATATTCATATGTCATTTGTTTCTCCATATCCCTATCCTATATTGTTTTTATGCTTTTTGCAAGCCTCGATACACTCAGCATTTCGATAATAATCTTTTCCCCATACTCCGTTACTATAAACAGACTGCATTATCTTTCTACTAATTAGACAAGTGCCAAAATCAATAAACCTGCACTTCCCGCACCTGTCATCTGTGCAGTCAAGTTCTACTGTTAGGTATTCCATAACATATTCTCCTATTCATCTTTAATTGTCCTAAGTATCAAAGCTCCAATAATTATAATCCCTGATAACGCTAACCATTGCCACCAATAAGCTATTAACAGCCTTGATTCAGTCATGTCAATATTGGTAAATCTCAGGTAAGCGACGGTAATGATAGAAAAAGCAAAAATAGTTATTGAAATAATATATTTAATTTTTGTTTTCAATCTCTGCCTCCTTAATATAAAATGTCGCTTTCTTTTTTTAAACTTTCCTTTGCTTCCACTAACGCCCAAACTTTAATTTGATTAGTGCATAAACCTCGCTCTTTAAGCCTATGTTGTAATTCGTCAAACAGATATTGTTCCTGACCTTCAAGTTTCTGAGTAACATCATGCCATGCTGATAGTTGATCGCCGCAGGGAAAACCGTAATCGGAAGGATTGCTCATTGTTCTCTCCCTGCTTTAATATTATCTGCGATATACTTTATGTCGTTAATCGGTATTGTCATCATTAAAAGTCTATGATGGTCGGTTACTTCATATCCATCTTGTTTTTGATCGTATCTTAATGAGGCTAGAACGCCGTGTATCTCACGTAATTTTTTCTCTGCGCTTAATGCTACTTTTTTCCAATCAGTTCGTTTTTTCACTTACTCGGCGTTCCCTTTAAAATATCCAACTGAGATCATCTTGCCGGACTTGGCAATGTAACAATACCGCCAGCAGGATTTAACGGAAGGTATGTCGCTATTTCAACACCGTTCCAACGTTTAGCCCTTTCAAGTTGTATTTCTAATCGTCTGAATTCCAATTCAATCGCCATGTTCTGAGCAATCAATCTGTTATAATCAGCTATACCTTGCCCTTCAGCTCTTTTTGCGTCTGCGTCAAGTTCCGCAGCTTTTTTCCTGCCTTCGGCAGTAGCAGCCATAGCAAGCGCAGCGGCTTCAGCTTCTATGCGTTGTTTTTGAGATGTTTGTTCAACCATTCTCAATTCCGCTTCAGCTCTTAATGCCGCCTGTTGCATTGCAACCGTTTCTTTTATCATTTTATCGTAGTCAGCAGACCAATCCCAATTATTTAAATTTAATGCCGTTATTATTACTGGTATTTTTGCACTCTCTAATCGTTGAATTGATAACTGCCTTGCTTTTTCCGCTAACCCGTCTTGATCTCTTACAATCGTGTCTATGTTATATTGACCGATTATATTTTTAATAGCGGTTACTATTATATCACTAACATTATCCGCAAGGACTGTATCTGAACTATACGACATGGCTATTCGTATTATTTGCGTTTCATCATACCGCCAATTTACAGTTCCTTTTACCCCGATTGTTTGTTTGTCTAGAGATACTGCGCCATCATCACCGACAGATATTCCAACTTTTATTGTTTTCGGTGTAAGGTCATATCTTTTAATTGACTGAATAAAAGGAGCTTTAACTTGAATACCCGGCTCCAATGTTCTTGAATCGTCAACTTTTCCAAAAGTCTTAATGACACCCCTTTGAGTTGCTCCTATACAACTTAACGGATTGAGAATTAAAACCAATACGATAGCTACTAATGCGATTATTCCAGTTTTAATCAGTTTGTTTTTTTCCATAATTTTACTCCTATAATTTTATTTAATTTTGCAACGCAAAATATTTTATTCGCATCCTTGCGTAAAGGTAAACTCTTGTAACTTTCCGCAACCTTCGCATTTTTGGATATATAGATGTTGAATTTTATTTGGCTTATCATCACAATTCCAACTGTAAATCTTTGTTACAAATTCTTTGACAATCTCCCATTTATGCTCATGCCATGAGCCTGTAATTAGAAAACGGAGTAGTTTTAGCATGGTTATCTCAGTTTAAATCTGGAAATATTGATCTAATCCTTTTTACCAGATCAATCATGTGAATAGCTCCGTTGTGCCTGTCTACTTCAATGCTGTTTTCTTTAAACATAATAGTTGGTAAGGAACATATGCTATCATTAGGTTCTTCCTCGATGTCTATGTACTTGAAAGTTACTCCATTAAGTTTAATATCATTGAGAAACCATTGACGCATTGATTGACACGCCCCGCACCATTTCGCTGAATACAGTATTACTTCTCTCATTTTACTACTCCTTTAACTCATACCCCATTTCAGTAATCGTCCTCCTATTGTTTCTCAGCCCATGAGATCAATTTACTCAGCTCTGTCTTTAACGACTTACAAACAGCGATCATGTAGTCCTTTCCTCTGGTTTTAATCATCAACTTTAAGCAGCCAAGAGTAGTTTCTATAACAGGGTCTTTGTCAGCGTTTATGGTTGACTTGGCTTTTTTGTCGTTGCCTTGTTTACCTGCGGCTAGTCTTGCGTCTTTTTCATAAGATTTAGCAAGGATTTCATCATCAGAGCCATCAATCCAATCTTTTGGTTTAACGCCCGTTTTTTTATATTCCGCTATCCTTCTTCTTGTCTTAGAATTATCATAAATAAATGCGTCTTCTAATGCTTCGTCAATATCTTTTGCCTCACCTTTTTCAATAAATTCGGCCGCTATTTTTTGTCTCTCAGGTGACGCGCTCGCAAGCTTGAAAGCGTCTTTTTTTGTAACGTCTTTTTCTTCGTCCTTATCAAGTTTGCGAATCGCTTCTTTTGCTTCGGGAGTAAGTTTTTTTGCAAGTTCCATTTCGCGTTCAATAGTTCTCTTAGATACACCTGTTTTGTTTGCTGTATCATTTGTAAATGTGGCAGAACGACATTCTGTCGTTTTGCCTCCCGTATGCTGGTTTCCTCTATCACCGCCTTTTTTTGTTTCAGGGTGTAGACTTTCGTATATTGCCTTACGCTCTAAAAGTAGATCGCCTCTATCGTAAAAAGCAACTTCATTTCTAATAAGATTTTCGTCAATTTCTGCTAATCTTGCTTTTTTACCAGTAAGGTTTGAAATAGTATAATCAATTTCTGTCAATCCTAAAAGTTTATGCGCTTCTATCCTGTGTTGACCAGCTATAAGCGTTTTATCTTCGGTTAATGAAATAGCATTAAGCAAACCTACATCTTTAATACTACCTGCAAGCTCTTTTACATATTCAAGATCGATTGGGCGCCGACCTTTGCCGATTTTAATTTCACTAATTTTAATTTTCATTATTCCTCCGTTTAATTTTTGGTAAAAATCTGTATACTATTTATCCTATATTTCATTTTTTACTTTTTACAGTTTCACTTCATACCGATAATAGAAATAGGAGTGAAACAATGACAGATCAAGAAATCCGTGCTAAATCCCTTGAAATCGCTGTATTAATGAGAGGCAAAGAAGAGGAAGCTGTTATAAGCCAATCTGATAGAATAGGCGGTCTCATAAATCGCTACCTTGCTCTTGCTGCTGAAATTGAGCAATATATTCGTCAAGGGCTTGATAAGAAAAACTAATTGTTACATTGGCTGACGGAAATTTAACACCATCAATATTTTCAATGTGGCAAATTTCCGCACCAATCTTTTTCAATTCCCTGTTAGCTATTTTTAACTGCTCCGTGACAAAAGACTTGCCCATTATGCAATCATCTACAATCCTCATACCTCGTTTTGCTTTTTCCTCTGGGTTCATTTCTGACTTGTCTTTCATACAACACCTCTCTTTTCATTTTCAAACCTGATTTTTCCTTCCCAGCGTCTTTTAATCCGCTCTTTCTTTTCTAATTGGTAGTAACGGCGTTTAGGCTTTTTCTTTTTTATTGGTTTATCAGGATCAACAGATTTTATAGGTATGACAATTTCAGGCTCAATCTCTGTCTTTGGGTTACGATTTAAAATATTTTTGAAGAAATTGATTATAGCAATGATTATTTTTCTCATACCGCCTCTTTCAATACAACCGCTTGTAACGATCTGGGAGTACCGTATTCGTTTGTAACAACACCTTTTTTAATCAATGCGTCAACATAAGTAGCAATCGTTGTACTCGCCAAATCTAGCCCGTTGGCTATATCTTCTATACTTGGACACATTCCCTTTTTCTCGTTGTAATCCCAAATGTAGTCATACACTTCCTGTTGTCTCGGGCTTAATCCTTCCATTTTTCCCCTCCGCTAAATTTATTAACTAGATTGTATCTACTTAATAAATAATATCAATTCGTTTGTTTGTACTTAGTTGGTATCAACGGTTATTCACTCACTACCTTCATTCCATATCCAGCTATCACATTTAACACGATCTTTACTTAACGATCTTCGTGTATATGTTCCATCGTCATATTCACACCCTACGCAGTTACCACAACTCTTACCAACAGCGTCTTCAAGTTTCTTTATGTACTCGACCATCTTGTTATACTCAGATGTTGGCAGGGTGATAGTGCAAGTGCAGGATTTGGGTTCTATTTTCATTTTTCACGCCAGCCAGGTATTTTCCAGAAACTAATGCCTGTACTTGCTTGTTGTTTTTTGCCGTCAACTATTACGAAGTATTCATGTGGTTTCATATAACTTCCTTTACTGTTTTGATTGCCGAAAGCACCGCATTTTACTTTTTTAGGTTTTTTATCAAACCAAGTTTTCATATACCCTCCGTTTTATTTACACGCCTAAGCGGATTAACCTCTAGCCGTTACTTCCACATAATTTTCTTCATACCCCAATTGTTTTAGTTTCGATGTTAAGGTTTCTTTATACGCTGAAAGAGCGTTGTCGATAATCTCTGCCGATATATCTGACGTGTTGCCACTGTTGTAATGCAAGATATAAAATTCTCTGTTCCCAAAAGTAAATATGCTGTCAATGTTTTCGATTGTTTTAACAAATTCATTGATAGTTTCAAGTTTAGTTTTGTTTATCATTCTCTCCCTCCGTTTCTATTCACCTAGATAGCTAAACTCTATCTGCTAATATCGCGTTTCCGCAGGTTATTCTGCTTTCATCTTCCTCTTTTGAAGGAATGAAAACTAAAACATCAAATCCCTCTGCTTTTAAATCTTCCTCTACTTTTTTATACGGATAATAAAAATCATAACCGCCGTCAGTAATCATTCCGTTTTTAATAACAGCTTTTGTATTGTGCATGGGTGTAATTTTGCACATGAAATATTGCGGATCGAAATAAAGTCTTAATTCTTTTGCGTCAACAGTCGCGTCAGTTAGTGCGAAATTAAGAGCAATTTTACGACCTTTTAATCCATTGTCTTTTAGGCGATAATTAAATTCTGTAGCAATAGTGGCAAGACAAAAAGCATTAGGCATAGTTTTTCTGCGTATATCATCATCTGTTGTATTTACACTTATTTGTAACCCTGCCTCTCCATTAAAATTATTTTTTAAATTTATCCAATCACCAATAAAAGTAGATAGATTATAACCGTCAATCATTGCCATATTTTTTTGTGGAATTATAGTAGAAACAACAGGATGGAAACCCCAGCCTAGTTTGTCAAAAAATCCTTTTAAATAGTAAGCCGATTTAATAACATCGTGATTGAAAGTCGGCTCACCCATTCTTGCGTAATGTAGGTTTATTCTTTTGGCTTGTTTAATTTCAGGGTGTAAATCAAGAGCGTTTTTAACTTGATTGATTAAATCATTAAAAGTAGCGTTTTCACCCTTACCTATTAATGGAACATCGCAGAATGAACAACCCATAGAACAACCGTATTGTGTCGATATAGTTATCACCCATTTATCTTCCAACGGCAGTAATTCGCCATGAGGTACACCATTAATTTCGCGGTTAATTCCCATAAAGTCAGCTTTGATATTCTTTTCTTTCCCGTAGTCGCCTAAAGACAAGAATTCAAGCGGTCTGCCTTTTTCTCCTTGCATGATACAGATATGCCCTGTTGGTGTTTTTATTGTTTCAATTTCTGGTTTCATTACTTTCTCCTAATCTAATACCTTGAATGGTACGCCTGTTATTGTTTCAACAATTTCTGCTCTGTTATTTTGAATAATGATCATTGTGTGTGGATGATAGTTATTCTGTAGCCAATCATTAAGTGGCTTGCAAAGAGTCTCAAATTCTTCCATTTGCTTTTTAAGTTTTTCCTCTTTTGCTTTTCTTTCTTCATCTGTCGTTGAACCATTCATTTTCTTACCTCCAAATATTTTTCAGCAACCAGCCTCATGGCGGCTTTACAGTAGGCGGCGTGGGCTTCTTCTGGGGTGTTGTATGTTCCTAACCAAATACGCTTATTATCGTTATATATATAAGCTCTATACCTTTTTTTCTTTTTTCCTGTATAACAAAATACACCCATAAATCCTGTACTATTATTTCTATTATTGGTACGACTGCGAATTATTAAATTGGATTTCCTGTTATCGAGTTTATTTCCGTTTATATGGTCAACACATAATCCATCTGGTTCACCTAGTAACAACCTATGCAAATATGTATATTTATAACCATTTTCACATTTTATATATGTTCCAAACCCTTTTTTGCCTATATATCCCCACTTTTTATCAGTAATTTTATTCAAATCATTACTGTCTATAATTACGCAACGACCTGCTAAATTTACAGTTGCCATAACGCCATTGTTAGATAATACAGCTATATTATTATGTATATGTTTTTTTAATAGATTGTATTCATTTTCTGTATAATATACATATATACCATTTTTTTCTCCTACACCAAGTTTTTTTGACCAGCGACGGACAGTACCACAAGACACACTTAATAAGTCCATAATTTCCATTTGTGTATATCTCATATTGTTTTATTGTAGATATAACCCTACAATATGTCAATAGAAAATGTAGAAAAATATCTACAAATATTCAAGAATTTATCCGATAATTAAAGGAATGAAGGGAATGACTATCTCAGAAATGGTAGAAAAACTCAGTAAACTATACGGTAAAAAGATACCTAGAAAAACAGTAGAAATGCGCCTTTTAAGGCGCGGACATAAGCCTATAAGTTATGAAGCTCAGTATTCCATAGAAGCGTATAAAGATATAATTAATACACCTAGCGCAGGCAGACCGCCCAAAGACAAGAAAAAGACCTAGCCCCACTTCGTGACCGCCTCGCCCACGCTCGATGATGAACTCCTATGATAACCAGTATAAAAACAGAGAAGAAGGGCATCCGCTTTATCAGGCGATCTGTTGTACCTTTTCCTAAAATCATCTTTCGGCTCAATTTTCCTGCGCCCGATTTTATCATAGTTATACTTCCTGCCTGATAATTCTTCCATGAGTTGCGGATCGTCAGGGATTTCAATTTCATCTACGGGAAATTCAAACCACATTTCATCGGCTACGGTACTGTACTTAGTTTTATTTTTAGGCGATCCGTTAAAGTTTACAGGGATTACATTTCTTGCACCCAATCTTCTCAGGTTATCAGTTACACCGCCGCCAACCCCCGTGTCGTCAACAAGAAAAGTAACGTCAGGATTACTGTCTGACAATTCCCACGCTTCATTGGCAACATAAACGGTGTCTTTTTTCGCGCAGGATTTACGCGCTATTACTTTTGCGCCTTTACGGCGGAACATTTCTGTTTTGTCATTTCCGAACCTAGCTACGTCAATTCCTATGCAGTCAGGCTCTGTCTCTTCAGCTTTTCGCTCCATTGCCTGTCTAATCGCTACTCTTGAAAGCACGGCATTATCGCCCTGCGCTCTCGGTTGCCCTCCCCATACATGGAGAGCTTCATCGGGATTGTTCTTGTAAGCCGCTTCCATTTCTGTCTGCAAAACATCAGGAAACCACGGATTATCTATCTTGCCTTGCTCCAGTTCTATTCTTAAAACATCGGTTCTGTCTGAATCCCAATACTCGGCTATGATAGGGTCTTTCTCGGCTTCCCTGTTTAGCGTTGCCCATAACTCCGATCCGGGCTTTCTGAGTGTCGGCAAAAGTACGGTCAATGATTCTTTAGAGATCGCGCTCGCTTCTTCTAACCAGAAAATGTCGTAACCTTCTAGTGACTTCATTTGATCCGCTGCTCTCATGTCGGCTAGACCTCTGAATATGATATGCGATCCGCTGGGTGAATCTATGTACTCCCTTGTTATTTTCCAGTTCGGATAACGTAAACGGCTGATAGTGTCGGTTACTAAACGGTATGATGATTCTTCTAACGATTTTTGAATTTCCCTGAAACAGCAAATTCTTAAAGGATTCCATTGCGCTTTTTGGATAAGCAAGGAAGCGGCAGACCATGACTTTGCGCCTGCGCCCCTGCCTCCCTGAGCGATTTTAATTCGATAAGGTTCTCTGAATCTCTCCATTTTAGGAGATACTTTTTCAAGCTGTTCTTGCTTCGTTAATTCGAGAAATTCTCTTTGTTCACTTTCATTTAATAAATCAGGATTATACATTTGCTTTATTCATTAAATCAGCAATTCTTTTTTTGCGTTCTTCGGGTGTTAGGCTGCTTATATCATCAACCGTTGTATTAAAATCGCCGCTTATTGTTTGCTCTACTCGGTCTGTCCATTTAAATCGGTTTTTCATAAAGAAAGCGTACATTCCGGGATGAACTCTACCAGTTGCTCCGTCTGCTCTTTTTACTTCCATCCCTAAAACGCCCTTTTCTCCAATACCTTCCCATACCGTTTCTGCGTGCGCCATACCTAACTTATATGTGTCGGAGAACTCAGGATGTTCTTTAACCCATTCATAAAATGTATCCCTATGTATATTTAACTTTGAGCAACAGGCAATAACGCTTTTGCCTTGTTTCATCATATCAAGTACAATTTGACAATATTTCTTGTTATATTTAGTCGGTCTACCGCCTGCCATAAATATATTTTAATTTATTAAAAATAAAAAACAATACGTCTATATTTACTAAGTACGTGTTATCGTTTATCTCTTTCTACCAACCAATACAGATATTCTCTTGGAGGCATATTCTTTTCAGCTGCTTTCTTTTTTATAAGTTCCCATTCTTTATCGAAGAATTTTAAAGCCCTCTGTTTGCGCTTTTCTTCAAGTTTAGGACGACCAGCGCCATTGCGCTGACCGCCCCATGTTTTTTTGTTCATAAAAAATTAATTAGAATTACAATAACAGCGCATAATCCCGATATCGCCGAACAAATAACAATAAATTTCTTGGTTTTTTCAGTCATATCCTTGACCTCCCGTAATAAAAGTATTACTCTTATAAAAGAGTGCCAGTATTTTGAGACTGGCGGCTCTACTCGCTATTTAAGCAAGGTCAGGATTAAACTGGCGATACTGGCTCCAACACCGACAATCGCCAACGCTTTCCAGAAAAGGTCATCCGGTATTTTGCCGGATGATTTTTTTTCTGAATCCATTGCATAACCTCCTTAATAAGATTTAGAGTATTTAATCACTCTATGATTTTAGTATATATTATTTTCAAGATTATGTCAACAGATTAATAATTTTTATTCAATATTTTTTCTTGTAAACTTCTCTCTTATCGTTTCAATGACTTTATTACCGTCAATATACATTTCGTCTTTAATTCCCAATAGAGCGAAAAATTCCTGTCTGTTTGATTCGTCTTTGAAAACTAAACATGAATAATAGTCTACATTATTTGTCTTTTGGCTCGCTTTCTGCATACGTTTTCTATGCGCTATACCTTCATCGTAGTCATCTGCTCTCTTTTGAAGATCGTCATCGTTTAACATTTCGGGATCGAAACCGCCTAACAGAGTATCTATAGACTTGTCGTCAAAACCTGCCAGATCGTAGTCTATTTCTTCAATGAGACCGCTTAACAAGTCGATGTCGAATTCTCCCATCGCGCTTTGATTGTTTAATAAAATGTTTATTTCTTTCTCTTGTTTTTCGTCAACATCTATCTGGGCTACTGTTAATTCGTAGTCTTTTGTTTGTTCCATTTCATCTAGCTGTTTAATTCTTTGATGCCCTGAGACTAAATTCCCTGTTCTAATGTTCCACGTTAAAGGCACTACTAATTTATGCGCTTCTAATCCCTTACGGAGATTATCTCTGTTTTTCTTGCTTATTTTTCTAGGGTTGTAGCTTGCGTTTTGAATTTGGCTGCGTTTAATCGTAGCCATTGTGTAACCTTCGTATTTACTCATTTCTTACTTCCTGTCTTTTTATAACAACATCAATAAACGGAAATTCCTGTTTTATAGCTTCGTAACTTTGAGGCTGGTTTTCATAAGCCCATAACAGGTATTTCTCAGAAAGATCAACGCCTGAAATTCTGTCACCTTCCTGTTTTAGGTATTCGAGGTTATTGTGTCTTAAATAAAGCAACACATCGTGTTTTGACCAAGTATAAATAGGAGCGTGAACATTTACCATCCATTTGGCGTTAGAAGTTACTAATCGCCTCCACATACCGTCTGATTTTTTCGCTCCATAAAATATGGGGAGATTGCCCAAATCTTCTCGGACTTCTTTGTAAATGTCGCTTAATTTCTTTTCTTTGCCTTGTGGTAAACAATATACTCCATGCGCTTTATCCTTAAAATATCCCCAATGTTGATATTGATGTATTCCACTATAACCGCGCTTTTTTGCCATCTCTATTACAAGCTCGGTTTCTTTTAAACCATCAATGTAAGGCATAAATACTAGATTTATATTATTTTTATCATAATATTTTTCTATGAGGTGTAAACAAGCTACTGAATCTTTACCGCCTGAATAGAATAATATACATTTGTTTGAGGTGTAAAAAGCTGACTCCACTTTTTGCAGAGCCAGCCTTACGGCTTCCATTTCTGCCAAAACCGATTAACCCCCGCCGCTCGGAGTCCAGCCTGACCACACTGAGCGTGTATGTCCGTTAGACATTTGTGCCGCTTCATGTACTCTTGGCTGCCTCAAAACAACTTTCTTTTTCATAGAGCACTCCTACATATTAAGATAATTGAAATATAGTGTAGATAAATTCCATTCGCAATTCGGGAATATAACCTTAGTATGTATTTACGATATGCCGATAATCGGGATAGGAGTAAAACAATGACAGATACATACCAACACAGATTTATAGCATTACAAACAGCCGCTTTATTATTAGGTTCAATTCCAAAAGGAAGCGATTTAGAACAAGACGCAACATTTCTAGATTATCTAACACTTTCAGATAAAATAGACTTATTTTTAAGGCGCGGCGGTACAATAAATAATCCTAATCCGCCAAAAGAAACGAGCAGCAGTGTCCAAGAAGCAAAAACCCTTTGGGGTTAGTCTGATTTTAATGCGACCGTAATCTGGGTTTGCAGCTTACCGTTCTCGTTCTTTTCTATGACTACTTTTGTGTCTCTGATGTACGCCCCATTTTCATCCAGCAACTCTTGAACCTTCGTAACAATCATAGCAAGGTGCATAACTGTATTTTTCTTTATTTTCATGTTTTTATCCTCCTCAAAACCAGTGTTTTACAATTCGTTAGTCTATACCTTAATGCTTTTTAATAGCTCTAATTCTAATTGTTCTTTTTCAATATCTTCATTGACAGAATCTCTTACAGATAAAGGAACATCCCTTACGTCTACATCGCATATTTTTTGCCACTTCTTTTTTGCAAAATCAAATATATATGAACAATGATCTTCTTTTGCTATTCGCTGGTAATATTTGTCAGGCATAAATTCCTCCGTTAATATGTTATCTTTACGGTAAGAATATGCCATTTATTGTATCCTTTGCAATTCGTTAGTATTTACTTAGTTGATATATACAATTTTACTAATAGTCAAGCAGTTCCTTTATATTCATCAAGGAAAAGGTGTGTTTTTCCTATTTTCTTTAATTCTTTCCAGTGTCCTACTAAACTTGTTATATTCCAGTCGTTAAGTCCATTTGCGTCTAACTCCTCGCGGCACGTAGGATAATCTACTGGTAAAGTGACTTCATAAAAC